TCCCTATTGAGCCGCATGTCCGTAATCGTGTTACACGGCAAATCCTCCCGCAATCGCTGGTGGATGTAGCGCCGCCTGCGCCGCCGCATAAAGACGACGCTCCGCACGATAATATGAAAGTTGCTCCTCATTGCTCGCAAATTGATATGTAAATGTACTATGAAGAATATTGTAAGTACTCACTTGAATATAAATAGCCATATCGGCATTGTTCTCTATTTTTTGACCCTCGGTCATCGTTGGCGCAGAGACAATTTGCGCCGGAGTCTGTTTGAATACAGGAGGACCGGTGCCATTTGTACAAATTGGCAAGGGCGCAAGAGAAATAGACTGAAAAATCTCTGGTGGTAGATTTGGATAGCGGTTGACATGTAACTGTTGTCCAACACGATAATCGGATACTTCTGTATTGTTATAGAACTGATACCAGGTTTGTCCAAAATCACCTCTTAAAAATTTTAAATAAATCGTAAAATTGTAGTTTTCTACTTTTTCAAAGGTGTTCCATTGCCGCTGTAAGGTAAGAAGGTCACTTTTAGTACGATATTTTACACCTGATAGATCGTATACATATTGGGTACGAACGCCTGCTGCCACCTGAGCAGCAAGATTTTTTTGGTATTTAGACGACATTTCTTATTCACATTAAGAGGTTTTTAAACCGAACGCTCCTCATCACCCTCTCCCTCATCCTCCTCGGAGAGATCCTTACTATAATCACGAACGCGCTGCTTTTCTCGCTGAGCACGATTAAAGCGTAGATGCTCGGCATACTCCACCGAGGTTTCATAGTCCATTTCATCAGGGCTTTCAATTGGATACTCCTCATCCGAGGAGCGACGCGAGGGCGAAGATTCCCAAATGGGCACTGTGGCACGCTCGGTAGTCTTGGATAGCTCCGCCTTTAGCGCTGCCACCGCCAACGCTGCCATAGACTTTGCAACCAACTCCGCTGCCTCTTTCGCCTCAATCGTCTTTTTAATCTGCTGCGCAGCAGCGAATGATGATACAGGGCGCCGGCTGGGAGCAGTGGACGGAACGGAGGAAGGAACGGTGGAAGGAACGGAGGACGTAGAAATCATAGATGCCATTGTAAGAAAGTAAGGAGGGTACGATTCGTATACTCGTTACAAACAGATTCAATTTTTTCCGCCCTTTAACTATCATCAAACATCATCATTCCCTTACCGTTCCTGATTTCGAACACATTCCATGCCTCGCCGTAGGTGAGCATAGTCGTTTTACGGCTATTATTACGCGGATCCATAGGTATAGGACCGAGGATAGGATAAAGAACGGGTAGAACGGCGCGAGTAAATTGGAGGGTGCCAGCGGGATTGGTCGTATCAAACCCGCCAAAGGTAATACTATATACATCTTGGGGTACAGGATAAGTATAATCAAGAGGCATACGAATATTTTTCCAGTAGCCGGTCACTTCACGAAAGACTGCGATTGGCCACTGCTTGATGCGGTCAATATTCGAAATATTCAGGCGTAAACTGGATAAGAATGGAGAACCGTCAAACGCGGTCAATACTGAGAGTTGTCCTGCCTGCGTGGACGCATAAGAACGGAGACCCACCAACATACGGCTCACTGAACCAATCATATCAATGGTAAACGGGAGTTGTACAGTTGCCGAATAGGGCGGCGATGCAGCAACAAATGAATTGTCCTCGATGGTAAACTGTTCGTGCCGAATATTGGTAAACGGAATCTGTAATGTCTGGGCTTTGAGCCATGTATTGGCATCACGAGGTAAATAGAGTTGCGTCGATTCAAGGGACATTTGAACAGGCGCTAAACTGGACAAAGGGAGTGTAACTTGTGTGGCATCAATAGGACCTCCCTTCACACTTTGGATAAGTAATGGCTTGCCACCCCACGGCGCCGGGTTGAGCCGTCCATCGCTCGCTGTAACAACATCTGTGAGTTTTCGCAGATATATGCGTATACGGAAACGCTGTTGTTGAAGGGCAACTAAAGGCAATCCAGGCTCAAAGAGCCCCTGGGAACCAAGAATAGGAATAGGTACTCTTAGCGGTGCTAGGGTGGCAGAGCGTCCAAGAGCAAGGGGTGTTTCAATATGAGCACCCACTTCGTCGTTCATAAGAAATACATTACCCGTCTCCGATTCTTGACGCAGTCTCCATGCTAAGTATTCACCGTAGTATTCATGAATAATGACCTGGTCCTGGAACAACTGTATTTTATCGATCATTTGGAATCCAATACTATTCGTATAACCAAAGGTGACCCCGCTCGCATCGGTCACAAGACCGGTAGGATTGGCAGCAACAGCGAGCGGCGGCAGCCATGTAGGAAGTTCAATATGTAGATAAAAGTATTTCGCAAAATCGCCTCTATGGTCAATATCAAAATCGACCCAGCGCCCCCAATCAGGCTGGTTACGCGGTTGTGTTATGTAGATTTCCTTTGTGAAGGGAACCGAACGCATGTAAACGCTGTGAAAAAACGATACTTTAGGATTTGCGGTAAAGAAGATATCCTTCTTGCCGCGAGCAACAAGTTCCATCAACCCACCGGACCGGGATGTCATTCCTCCTTATTGTAAGAAGCACAGGATTTTAAACCCTTCTTATAGTAGAGATGTTCCATCCTTTGATGACTGCGTTCACAGCGCTATTGTTTCTTGTCCTCACGCCCGGTATTCTCGTTACACTTCCTCCTAAGGGTTCTAAGTTTGTAGTGGCTTTAACGCATGGTGTAATCTTTGCGGTCCTATACCATTTTACGCACAAGGCGGTCTGGCACTTGACCCAGAAGATGGAGGGCTTTCAGAATGAGTATGTGCTGCCACCGGCGATAAAGAACGGCGATGTCTGTAAGACGCAGACCTGTATGTGCAATGGCGCGGAGATTGCCCAGGCGGGACGATGCCAGTAAATAATTTACAGAATGCGGCTGTCGCTTTGCGGAACCGGTCTAAACATATAAACCCCAGAATCACTAACGATGAGTTTTCCGAACATTAGTACAGGCTTTGGTCTTTCGGCACAGCCGGTAAATCCGCCTGGACTGAATGACATTAAGGCGACGGATAATCGGCAAAATGTGATTCTTACGACGATTCGTATTCCAGATGACCATATCTGGGCAAATGGTCTTTTTCAAAATGTCTATATTATTTACCGCATGTTGGAGGTGATGGGACTCAAGCCATGGCTGATGGTGGACAATAATCAAAATCATAAGGATGCCACGCTCCACGAGAAGTTTCGTATGTTAGATTTTAAGGAGTACGCCGCTGCGCCATTTCCGGTCTCCTCCTATCTTGAAATCGGTATGTCGTGTGACCCAGGCATTCGCCGCTTTTTCCGTTCTATGGGCTCAAAGGTCTCAAAACTATATCTTGGCAATATTCTCAACATTGATATTGAAACGATGACATTCCTTAAGAATGTAAATTTTAGTCATCATGTAGCAGGCGAGATTGACGAGATTTGGGTGAGTCCCCACTACGATTTCCATGCGGAGTACGCCGGTTCAATCAATGCCCTTTGTGGGAAAACCAGAATTGCTCCATATCTTTGGGATCCCATGTTTATTCAGGATTTAGGGCAAGTGTATACTGACAAGGGTCTTGGACCGGAAACTCCACGCACCTTTGTAATTATGGAACCGAATATCAGTTTCCAGAAGAATTCAATGATTCCTATTATGGTTGCGGAGGCGTATTATCGTCGATTTCCTGGACGCGTTGAACAGGTGATTGCGATTAATGGTGAGCGACTCAAGCAGAATATGTATTACACTTCGTCTATTCTGCCTTATATAACTATGCATAGAGACGGTAAACTACAACTTACGCCGCGCGCGCATATTGTAAATCTAGTAAAAGCGTTCCCATCAGCGATTGTCATTATGCACCAGGTGAACAACGAATACAATTACAGTTTCTTAGAGTTTTTTACGATGGGATTCCCTGTTGTACATAATATTAAGCGATTCAAGGACTATGGATATTATTATGATGAGAATGACTTTGAGGGCGGTGCCGACATGATTGATAAGATTATTAAGTTTCATACAGGAAATAAACTTGCGTATGCTGCGCAGGCGAAACAACTTACATGGCAGTTTTCTGTTAACAATCCAACGAACATGGCGGCGTGGAGAGATCTCTTGTTTACGAAGGTAGATTCCGCACCGGCAACAACGGCGCAACCAGCAACGGCGCAACCAGCAACGGCGCAACCAGCAACGGCGCAACCAGCAACAACATCGCCGACAAAGGTAGCAAAATCGGTAAGATTTGCAAAATAGGGCTGCGGTACCCTCGTCGGTTTAAAAACCACCCATAAGACATCTTATAGACCATATGAAGGTTGGAATCACTGTAAGATTTCTTAATAGCTATTTTAGCGGCGGCATCCCGCAGGTTGCGTGTTCCCTCGCAAAAACTCTACAAATCGCAGGGCACGATGTAACGCTTCTACACCCTCTAGATGAACAGGACTGGTTTATTGATGTGAAACAACTCGCCGCAACTATGCCGCCACGCCGCCCCTGGTCGCCGGACTCCAAGGATACCTATGATATAGTGATTGAGGTAGTTTGGCATGTACCTGAAGGATCGCGCCCCACAATCGCCCAGCACCGTATTCTATGGGTTCACCAGCCCCCCGTATTTCACGATATCGAATCGTCCATCTATCCGCTCACCTTTGCGCCCCGCTCATTCAAGAATATTACAGGAATTATGACCTACGATTTCTATTCGCAGCAAGATGTCAAGTATCTTGAGTTTTTGTCAGGAGTCCAGGTTGTTCAAGTACCGTTTCTATGGAATCCAGAGGCGCTTGATATCTTTCGTACGGAAGCGAATCTGCCAGAGTGGAAGGATTCGGCAAAGCGTGTAGAGAAGCTCATACCGGCAGATGCACATCCGTCCGCCTCATGGTCTATTCGCATTATGGAGAGCAATTTCAGTAATACGAGCCACTGTAATATTCCAATGAATATTCTTACCCAGATTCGTGTAAAGGGTGATCCTGTGCGTTTTTGTGTACACAATGGTGAAACTCTTGCAAAGAACGATTTCTTTAATACGAATATTGTAAAGAATCTGCTTGTACCAGACATTAGCGGTGCCATGGTACCGCGTGTACGATTGCCGGATCTCCTACAAGAAAAGGCAGTAATTATCGCACATCAGCGTTTCCGTCCGCTCAAGACATTTATGTTGGATGCACTCTATCTTGGAATTCCGCTGATTCATAATTGCCAACTTCTAGCAACAATTGGTGCTCCTTACAGTTATAAACTCAACCAGATTTTGGATGCAACTGCCGCATGGGAACAGTTAAAGAAGGATTATGCGACTGGAAAGGGTATTTTTAATAATAAAATGTCGAATGTTCTACGAGAAGTCATCGTTCGCAAGTTTTCACCGAAGTTCCTAGCAGATCAGTATAAGGATCTTATTAAAAAGGCAATGATACCGAAACCAATTGTATCGGTGACTCATTTGCCAATGAAGGAACTACGCATTCATTTCTGTGAGATGTGGAGCGAATTTGTACCGAAGCATAACTTTTTTATGTATCTCTTTTCATGGATTGGTGCTACAAATGGTATTTCTGTTATTCTGGATAGTAAGACCCCCAATCTTGTTGTGTACGGACCGCTTAGCAAGGGAGAGGAGAAGGCGTATCCTGGTGTATCCAAGCTATGGTTTACGGGCGAGAATGTTTCGCCGCCGAATAATCCAGATATTGTGCTCAGTGTTGGATTCCAGTATAACACTTCGCCAAACTACATTCGTCTACCACTATGGATGATTGAGGTGAATTGGTTTGGTGCGGATCCGGCAAAGATTGTCAATCCTCGTCCTGTTTCTTTGGAGGCGGCGACAACAGTGGATCCGGCGATTCTTGATAAGAAGAGTAAGTTCTGTGCCTTTGTTGCGACCAATCCCAATAACCAGAATCGTAATATTTCGTTCCAGATTTTGGATAAGTGGAGGGGAGTCGATTCGGCAGGTCG